AATGCAGTGGTTGCAATTTGTGTGGTATTGGTATTATCTACTGCAGTTGGTGCAGTTGGTATTCCAGTAAATGCTGGTGAAGCAATTGGAGATTTTAAATCAACTTCAGTATAAATTTCTGAAGCAACGGCACGAACATAAGTGCTGTTTGCAATTTGTGTTGATGCGCCAGTGGCTGCACGAGTACCAGTTGCTTGAGTAGTTGTAAGTGGAACACCAGTTAGTGATGGTGACGCCAAAGGTGCGTAATCAGAAACAACATCTTTAACATGCGCTGTTGTGGCAATCTGTGTAGTATTAGTTGCTTTGATCGCAGTTGGGGCAGTTGGTGTACCAGTAAATGCTGGATCTAATTCTGGAGCAAGTGACAACCAATTTGTATCGGTTGCAAAGTACATACGATTGGTATCTTCAGCAAATGCCAAACCACCTTCGTAAGTAGTTGCCGATGGGAATGCTGCTACGTTTGCATAGTAGAAACGTAATTTAGAACCAGCAGCACCACTGGTAATTGCGCCAGTTATAGAAGCTGGACCAGTTACCTGAAGTTCTGTGGTGGCATTAAGAGTGCCAGTTGTTACCGATGTTGAAAAGTTACCAACAGTACCAGTGGTAGTACCAGAGATAGTAACTGCACCACCGAATGTTGAATTGCCACTAATTGCAGCTGTAGATGCTTGAACAGCACCAACTGCAACTAGATTAGTGCTGGTTGTAATAGTTGATAGAATGTTAATCGCACCATTACCTTCGATGAGGTAACCATTCATATCAAGATTGCCACCTAACTGTGGTGCATAATCATTGACAATATGAAGGTTGGATGCTAGATTGGAAAGGTTTGTGCCGTCACCAAAGACGTCATAAACCTCTTGGAACATGGCATTGATCTTCGTACCAGCAGTACGCAGGTTATCACCAGTACCATCGTTTAGGTTAATACCTACATCTATTAAATTTTTTGCCATTTTTATTCTCTATTCTTTTTAATAGCCAACTCCTGCCTGTTTATTAGGTCAATCCGTATCCGCTAATATACCATGTAGTGGCAGCAACTTTAACAGCAGTTGCCATTCCATGTGCTGCAAGAGTTCTGGAACCAGTAGTTCCTGTTCCAGCAAGATACATAGTGTCGCTGGTAATTGCGATAGTAACAGTTGTGGCGCTTGCACCAGCGATAAATCCAATGGTAGTTCCGATTGGATAAGCCACTGTAGCATTTGCTGGAATAGTTATTGTTTGACTATTTGTTGTTACATAAATGTGCTTACCAGCATCACCGATTGCCAAAGTAGCAGTAGTGGCAGTTGCACTTTGTGGAATGCCAAGATAACCAAGACTTGCTGCAGTGCTTGAAGTAGTGGCAACCCCAGCTGTTTTATTAGTAAATGTTTCTGTACCATCCAGCGTGGCAAGAGTACCAGTAGTTGGTAGTGTTACAGTAGTATTACCAGTTGCAGTGAACGACTGAGTAAATGCGCCAGCATATGTTACGTTGCCACCAAGAGTAATAGTTTTACCAGTGTTTGCTACACCAGTGCCACCATATTGACCATCAATAATAGTTCCATTCCAAACACCAGCGGTGATAGTACCAACAGAAGTTAAAGAAGAAGCAGTAACACCAGAAGAAAGAGTGGCACCAGTTAATGTGCCAGCAGCTGCAGCTGCGCCAGCAAAAGAAATAATACCAGTGCTAGAGTCATATGAAATCGCACCAGTACCATTAATTGCTGAACGTGCACGAGCATTGGTGAAGTATAAATTTGTACCCTCTGCAAGACCAGTTGTGGTTGACTGTGATAACCTAAAGTCAAAACGACCAGCAGTGTAGTACTGATTGGTAGAACCTTCAGGAAGATTATCTGTATTTCCACTAAAAGAAATTACGCCAGTAGAAGAACTATAACCAATTGGACTAGTTGCACTTAGCGCATTACGTGCACGTGAAGATGAGAAGTAAACATTTAAAGTGCTTGGTGTATATGTTAAACCAGTTGGAGTACCAGCAGTAGTAACGATTGCAGCGCCATTATATTGTAAGGTGAAACTGCTTGTTCCATTAGTCGCTGAAATTGTATAAACTCTTCCAGATGTATAACCAGTAATAGATCCAGTACCGCCCAGTGTACCAGTAATAGTAACTGTTTGACCAACAGCCAGTGTTGTGGCAGTACAAGTAAACTGACCAGCAGTACCTGCAATTACAACAGTAGTTAGTAATGTATTGTTGGCTGGTTCTGCTACATTCTCACTGGTCAAAACAACTGCACCAGTCTGAGTGTTTACAGAAGTAACTGCATCAGTATTTAAGTCAGTTGCTGGAACGAAATTGGTTCCATTAAACTTAAGAACCTGTCCGCTAGTTGCTCCAGTCAATGCAATGTTAAGTGCTGTTCCATTACCGAGTGCGGTATAGAGTTCACTGAAGTTAGAATTTACCTTACTTCCCGCATCACGTAGCGTATCGCCAGTGCGGTCATTCGGTGTAGTTCCAAGATTGATTGTTGATTTTGCCATTTCTTCTCCTTAGAGACCATCTGCCCAATTCTGATTGATTGAATATGATTCCTGTGTGGGAATCACAGTCGTTGGTACAACAGTCGCTGTGTAATTTGATAGTGTTTGTTCGGTTTCAGTTTGCGCAATATTCGCATTGACTGTTCTGATATCTGTCTGACCTGAAATATTTCCAAACAGATTAACCTTCAATGTAAAGTTAAGCGTATAAGTCACAAAACGACGAGTCTGAAAATCTCCATCATAATCGTCCTGAACATTCACACTATTTAGTATAACTGGTATATCTTGGTTGATATTCAGTTCTGGAATCATCATTACTGATAGATTATAGTCTGGTGTGAATGTTGGTAAAATCTGCTCGATGATTGTCAGTCCATCTTCCTGCGTTTTGGTTAGTGCGTACAAACTGATATCAATATTGTAGGGCACGGGAGAAAACTGTTGTTGAAGGCGATCGCTTTTATTGACTGCAATCTGATTCATACGACCAACCTTACGAGTTGAATCGTAGGTCATACCTGTTATCTCAAAGGATAATCTCGGAAGAGAAGTGTAGGTATGTTGTGATAGGTTTGGATCAGAGTCCAAACGAACCAACCATTTTTCCTTTGGAGCATATGCCAGTGGAACCTGAAGCACCTGTTCAATGGCACCATCGGTTTTGTTCTGTCTTTCAATTTTAATATTGCTGAACAGATTACCAAATGCCACAATGGTCTTGCGGATGGTTTGATGATAGAAGGTTTGACCAGCCAGCATTATACAGCCTCACCGAATGGGTTAGTTGCGTCAAAGGTAATGGCATCTGACTCAAGTTGGAATTTCTTATTGTCGCCATAAGAATCTTGCTTGTCAATACTGAAGTCAAGGATAATATGCTCACCTGTTTCCAAAGTAAGGTAGTTTCCATCCTGCGTAAGCAGTCTATCAGCACCATCAATAGAAAAGGACTTGAGTGTTTCAAACACGTCAATTTCCTTAACTCCTGTGTCGATATGCTCAGAAGAGTACTGAAATAACTCAACTTCTAGCGTAAATACGTAGAGTTTTCCGAGTTGGTAGAAAGGGTCTTGATGCTTGACAAACTTGATCTCAAAGAGACCTTTGGTCAGTGGAAAGTAAAGCAGATCACCCTCGCATGGGCGATTTGGAATAATGGTTTGACCAAAACGACCAATGAGTTGTTCCCAACGTCTACGAGCAACAGTGAGTGTTGCTGTTTGTTCCATCATTAAACCAAACTTCTGTATAAACGCACCCTGACCTTCAAAGCCAGTTACGTTCTCCAGATACATCTCGATCGGATAAGCACTTTTAAATTCGCTTAGTCTATCTTCACCGAGAATCTCGTCTTTACCAACAAGTGTTCTTGGAATGTAGTACATGTCTTGTCCATAGATGGACAGAGACTCAACGATCAGATCTTCAACGAGAAACTGTTCGTTCTTTGTTCCATGGGTGAAGTATACATTGCGAGCCATATTATCCCATGAAGAATTCGAGCGGAGCAGACTTAGTCATTAACTCTTGCTCCAGTGACTCAACTTCTTGTTTGCCTTCATCGTATAGTTTATCGCCATCGATGGTAACACCACCAGGAAGTTGCAGACCCTGGAATTTCTTAAGGTTAGTGCCCCACTGTACTTTGAACAGAGCAGTGGTATAATGTTTCAACCATGACTCATTATACATTCTAGGGAACACAGCTGGATCCATGGCACGATAGCATTCTACCAAAACAAATTCACCCACTTCCACATCGGTTGCCCAGTTAATGTCAAGGTAAAGTCTATTTTGAAAACGATTGAATCTATATAACGTATGGCCATTCAACGTGAAGTCGAGCAGAGCCAAGTGGTTCATTACTGTTTGATAGTAAATGATAGAGGTAGAAGTTAGATCATACAGATCGTTCAGACGCAGTTGGTACTGAAGATCAAAGATGTTTTTGGAACCGCCAGTTCCAGTTGTAACAGGATATACTTTGGTTACACCATAAATTAAATCTGTTAGAGGGATATACTTGTTGGTAAAATCATCTTGTGTGATCTGATGTTTCAGATAGATCTTTTCAATACCTTCGGAGTGATATAGTCGCCAATATTCAATGGCTTCGTCAATACGATCTTCCAACTGGTCGTCATCTACGTTGATTTCGACCACAGGTGCGCCCAGACTACGTAGGCAGTATTCTTTTAGTTTTTCTCTTGTGTCAGTTGCCATATGTTATCCCAGTGCGATTGCCATTGCTACAGCTTTATTTAGGGCTACATTGTCTGCAAAGGCTGTAGTTGCTACCTGAGTTGACACATCGCCAGCTGTAGCCGTAGGTGCTACTGGTGTTCCAGTTAATGTTGGAGACGTAAGGGATTTGTTGGTTAGAGTTGCTGTGGCTGTAATTGATGCGTACACATCAACTGCATTACTAGCTGTCTTATAATACAGCTTGCCATCGGTGTAGTTAAGTGCTAACTCACCATAGTCTAAGTCGCTCGTTAGCGGAACTTTTGCCGCAGTCGAAGACTTCTTAAGAAGAAACTTATTCGCCATGCTCTAACCTTAAAAAAGGAGATCAAAAAGGGGAGTAAAAACTCCCCCACTAAAAGTTACTTAGTATGTACCGCCATCAATCTGGAAGCCATCTAGAGTAGAAGTTGCTGCGCCAGCGCCAGTAATATTCGTGCCAACGTAGATCTGTTTAGCCACAGACAAACCACCAGACATTACAACACCAGCAGTTCCAAGAGGACCAGCATCAGTTGTATTAGAGAAAGTAGCAACACCAGACATAGTGTGAGCACCAGAGAATGTTCCTGATAGCGCACCACTATTAATTGTTGGTGATGTTAATGTCTTATTAGTGAATGTTTCAGAACCAGCAAGAGTAGCAAGAGTACCTGTAGTTGGAAGTGTAACTGAAGTATTACCAGTTGCAGTGAACGATTGAGTAAATGCGCCAGCATGCGTTACGTTACCTGCCAGTGTTAGTGTATTAGATCCATTATTAACACCAGTACCACCATAAGTAGCACCAACGATAGTGCCTTGCCATGTACCAGTGGCAATAGTGCCAAGAGTAGTAATGGAAGATTGTCCAACATAAGTGGAAGCAATATCAACTGAGTCAGCGTTAATGGTAATGCGGTTTGAAGTTCCAACAACATCAATAGTGTTGCCAGACTTAGTTAAACCAGCACCAGCAGTGATTTGACCAGCACCAGAGAACTGGCTGAATACAATATTAGTGGTTCCAATAGTGATAGCACTATCAGTGGAAATTACATAACCATTGTCTTGCTGAGTAGTACCTTCTTCAACAAAAAAGAATGTTCCTGGACTAACTTCAGTACCTGGAGAGTTGTCAAAATCAGTGGCACGAGTAAGTACCCAGTTAACCGAAGCACTACCAACTGTTGTAACAGTGTAAACACCATTCTGTAGAGCAGATGCCTGATCTTTAATAAGAACACGTTCACCAGAAGAAAGGGCAATACTATCAAGAGTTAATGCAGCCTGAGTACCAGCATTAGTTAATGTAGCACCAACACCAGAAGTGCCGTTTGAGTATGTTACAGTTAGAGCAGTGGTAGATGCAGCACGGACAGATGCCTTAACATCCAAACCATTGGACATCGAGTCAACATATGCTTTGGTCGCAGCGTCTTGTGCCTGAGTTGGATCACCAACTGAAGTAATTCGCTTGCTAGAAACATCAACAGTACCAGTGCCCTGTGGAGCCAGTGTAATACTAGAGTTAATGGCGTTAGAACCAGCACTGATAGTTACTGCACTTGCGGAAGTAACGAATCTACCGTAGGTAGCGTTACCGATGGTGATAGCAGAAGCAGCACCGAATAACGCACCAGTCAATGCATTGGTATTAAATACCGAAGCAGTGCCAGATGAGGTAGTTGCAATAGCTGGTGATGCACCATTTAAGTTTAATGCAGTAGCATTGGTAAGCGTAACTGTCGGATTAGCGATAGTTGCTGTGCCACTTGCAGCACCAAGTGCAAGAGTAGTTGCAGCACCACCAATGTTTAATGTAGTAACTGTAGTATTAAATACTGAAGCAGTACTGCTACTTGTAGCAATTGCAGGTGATGAACCATTAATATTAAAAGCAGTAGCATTTTCTAATGTTACTGTTATGTTTTTAATCGTAGCAGTACCAGTAATAGAACCAATAGCCAAAGTGGTAGCAGCACTAAAAGCATTAATGGTAGTAGCAGTGGTATTGAAAATATCCATCGATGCACTGCCAGCAACAATGCTAGTAGTAATTGTTGGAGATGTACCGAATACTAGTGAACCAGAACCTGTTTCATCTGTAACAGCTACAGCCAACTGAGCAGAAGTAGCAACTAATGTGTTGCTAGTTAAGTTGATTGTTTTGTTTGTTAACGTATCAGTAGTTGCTTTACCAACCAATGTGTCGGTTGCAGCTGGAAGTGTCAGTGTACCAGAAGCAATTGCAGAAGCAGCAAGAGCAGTAGTGCCTGATGTAGAACCAGAGAAATTAGCACCAGCAGATCCAATAGTTGGAGTTGTTAGCGCTGGGCTTGTTAGAGTCTTGTTAGTAAGAGTCTGAGCAGTGTTCTTATCGACTGTTACTGAAGTGTCGATTGAGATAGTGGTAGTGTTGGAACCATCGCTTGGAGTAACAGTAATACCATTACCCTGAGTAACTGCACCACCCACTGTGTCATAGATGTACTCGGCAAGAGTATCTGTTGTGCCGTTAATGTAAGGGTTGTTAAGAACTAATTTACCAGTACCATTTGGTGTAAGAACGATGTTGCCGTTGGTATCGGTAGAACTAACAGTATTTGTACTGCCAGTAATAGTAATGTTGCCAACATTAAGGTTATTGATTTTACTGCTGGCATCAACGATAATCGCAGATGACGCAGTAAGCGTACCTGGAGTGTGATCCAACATATCGGTAAAGTATTTACCACCGACAACATAGTGGTTCGCTGCATTACCTGCAGTTTCCGAACCCATACCGATGTAAAGACGATCTCCACCATTGGAGCCGTTATCTGTTAAGGCTGAGTAAGCTAATTCACCAGTTCCCAGTGTTGCTGGGTTACCGCTGACGCTACTGCGTTTTATTCTAATTATTGAAGCCATCTTTTATTTCTCCGTTAAAATTCTCCACCTTCCATATTCTGCGCATCGAGCAGGGTGGAGGCAGTCCATTTGCTTGTTCCTGTTTTGTATATCAGTAGAGATCCGTTTACTGGGTTCACAGCATCCACATTACCAATAGAATTTAATGTTGAATCTGGTCCCAGTACAGCACTTGATCCCTGTATACCAACTGCAGTTACAGTAACATCATTGCTAGTTATATCTACTGTTGCGGTTATGTCACTCATGTTTGCGTAATCTCAGGTGAAAGAATTATAATACCCTCAAGTACTCGAAACTTTTCGTTACTGATAGTGTTTGTTATCTCAACATCATAAAGGTAACGACCAGCTTTGATAGCACTGGAAGCTGTGGCAGTGAGTTGTAATCTAACCTGACCTGCAGTCGATGTACCATAAACACTTGCCGTGAAATTTGTGGCTACGGAGGATTGATACGACTTACGAAACTGTGACTTGACTGTATAGTTCGTCAAGTCCATGGCTGTGCCGTCTTGATTTTTTAGAGTTACAACCGAGTTAAAGGTTGTTCCCTGATCAATATAAAGATTTGTAATGGTCGACATTCAATTTCCTCAGGATACCTTCTTATTTATTGTTTTTGCAACTGCGCTTTCCAAGGAAAAAATGCCTCCGAAGAGGCATTCTGCGGAGCAGAGTTTACAGTAATTACTCTGTAACTGTCCATGCTTCTGGTAGACCAGACGCAGAGACAGGTGCTTTTTGTGATGCGATTTGTGCTGCCAAACCTTCTTCAATTGATGTAACTTGATCTTCGCCAAGACTATCTTTGACCCAACCAATTACTACTGCTTTGGTAAGATCCGCAAACGGGATAAGTGTCTCACCAGCTGTTAGACCCATTGAACCATAGTTGGTTGCATTGTAAGTTACAGCAGCTTCGCCAGTGCCAACAGTTTCTGCGGCATTTGCACGCCAGTGAACTGTAGTTACAAGACCATCAGAAGTCTGGCGATCCATTTGTTCGATATTCCATGTGATTGTCATTTTAATTTCCTTTTAAGTTTAAAGTCCAGCAGCGTCGAGACGTGCCTTGAGTGAATCGTTTTCTGCTTTGAGTTCTTGAATTGCTTTCATTAACGCATATTGTAAGTCTGTTTGATAGATCGACAAACGCATTCTAGGATCTTCTTTTGTACCCCAGTTGCTCTCAGAAACCAACTCAGGTGCAACTTCTTGAACATCTTGAGCCACAACACCAAGAGTTTTTATATCATCTTCTTGATCGATGTAGTTAAAAGTCTGAACTGGAATTGCACAAATAATGTCTAGATATGACTTGGCTGGTTCAAAATCTGTCTTCTCTCTGCGGTCAGACAAATTACTATTGTTTGCTGAATAGTTGTTAATACCACCATCATTTTTTATAAGTGCTCTTGTACCAGCACTATTCGAACAACCCAAATAACTATCTGTAGAGCCTGCTGCAGTAGTATTTGGGTATATAATACTAACCCCGTTAGGATTACCAGCAGTGGTATCATTCGTGAAGGCAATAACCGAACGACTTGTTTGACTATACGAAATCTGGTGCATCCAACCTGCTGTAGATGTACTAGTCGTTCCAACTCTGAACAAGTCGTTATTATTACCAGCACCGATCCATGCTCTTGGGTTACCATCCCCATCAGACAGCACGATGTAGTTACTTGCTGTACGGATGTCTAGACCGCCTTGGTTGCCTGAAAATACTCCAAGAATAGTGTTGTTATTACCTGTGGTCATTGAACCGCCAGCACCTACTCCACCACTAATACCGCCACCAATAAATGTATTTTTAACACCTGTTGTTACACCATAACCAGCCCTAAAACCAATAAATGTATTTTCTGATGCACCAGTAACACCGTTATTTTGTGTATAACCCGCTTGATAACCAATCAGTGTTGAGTTTCCATTTTGATTAGAGCCTGTATACCCCGCCTGATAACCTACAGCAGTGTTGTTTGAGGATGTGGTGTTATATAAAAGCGTACTACCACCCAAAGCCGTGTTGTTACTTCCAGTAGTTGTATATGCAAGAGCATCACGACCGACAGCAACATTTGAAGTGCCTGTTGTGTTATATGTAAGCGAAGCAAAACCCATGGCTACGTTGCTGGTACCAGTTGAGTTTGTTAGAAGTGCTTGATATCCAACAGCAGTATTGTCTGCGCCTGTGTTTGCGGTTAAAGAGCGGTAACCTACAGCGGTGTTGTTGGATGATGTGGTGTTAGCAGTCAAAGCCTCGTAGCCAAGAGCCACGTTGTTGCTACCAGTTGTATTAGAGTCAAGAGCATACCCACCAATACCAATGTTGTTAGAACCACTTGTATTTACCAAAAGGGCTGAATAACCAAGTCCAACATTGTAATTTCCAGTGCCTGTGTTTCCAGAACCCATTGCACCCCATCCTGCTGCTAAGTTATATGCGCCAGAAGAGATGCTTGCACCAGCCGTATAGCCAATTGCTACGTTGCGGTCAGCACTTGTGGTTTGGTTAAACAATGCTTGGTAGCCAATACCCACACCGCTATCGGTCACGTTGTTGAAGCCAGCCTGAGTGCCGATGAAAACTGTGTTGTTGCGGTTTGTGGCTGTAAAGTTTGCAGCATAACCAATTGCCACGTTCCCACCGCCAGTGGAGTTGTTTTGCATAGCCTGTTGACCAATTGCAACACTATAATTTCCCGTGGTATTAAAAGTAGCGGAACCAGTTCCAATTGCAATGTTGCCACTACCAGTTGTGTTTGAGTTCAACGCAGAACTTGTTACACCATCGTCACCACCAACAGCTACGTTGGTATTACCAGTGGTATTGGCGTACAAAGCGTAATTACCAAATGCGTAATTACCACGACCTGAAATATTTGATCGCAGAGTGTTTGCACCAAAAGCACCATTTGGAGTTCCAGTGGCGTTGCTGTACAGGGCTTGGTATCCCACCGCAGTATTGTTAGATGCATTACCAGTTGCAGTTCCTGTACCAGATCCTGCATTGCTTGCAGTAAATGTTACACCAACAGTATTTGCAGATGCACCTGCTGCAACAAAGTTTGTTGTACCCAGTGCAGTGATTGTGTAAGAAGCACCAACAACAAAAGCACCAGCAGTAACAGTACCACCAGTAAGTGCCTGAGTTCCAACTGCTGTATTGTATATACCAGCAGTAATATTATATCCAGCCTGATATCCAATACCAATATTATTACCACCTGTAGCATTTAATAATGCAGAGGTTCCAACTCCAACGCTATTACTAGCACCATTGGAAAACTTCATAGCTTGCATACCGATGGCTACGATATTAACGCCACCATTATTTGTATACAGTGCGTTGGAACCAATAGCTGTATTCTGAGTTCCAGTTGTATTGGAATATCCAGCAGAGAATCCCATTGAAACTGAATTTGCTGCTGTAGTTTGATTATATCCTGCCTGATAGCCAACAGCAGTGTTGTTATCTGCAGTGGTATTAGCCTGTAGCGCATCTTGACCAACTGCTGTGTTACTTGCACCAGTCGTATTGTTGCGCATTGTAGTATGCCCAACTGCTACGTTTCCTGGTCCAGAAGTGTTGGAGCCAAGAGCTAAACGACCAATAGCAATATTCTGGCCACCATCTACGTTAAGTGTTAGTGACCCACGACCAATCGCTACGTTATTAGAACCAGTTGTATTAGTAAGAAGTGCGCTATCACCAACAGCAGTATTACTTGTACCTGTTGTAACAGCATTTAAACCGCTTGCACCAACTACAGTATTGGTAGATGATGCACTGTTACCACGACCAACTCGTACACCATAAAAACTAAAATCCGCAGTGGTAGTTAAATCTGCAGTTGTTATTGTGCCGTCAGTGATATTACTTCCTGTAACAGGAACTGATACTGCTGGTAATACAGCGACTTGAATTCTAGTTAATGGCATCTGTGTTCTCTTCTAGTGATCTTTGTATATTTAGTTAGCTGCATTGCTGTATGTTATGTATAATTTCCTAATTGCTCTACAATTACTCTAGTGCCTTGATTTTCTGTACCTGCATTAACTGCAATTAACGTGTCATATGTGCCAGACAGACTATAACCGAATGACCATCCTGGAGATCCAGTTGTGGCTACTGTTAAAACTATAGGATTAACACCACCACCTTTATTCAATCCGACGAAAATGTATTGTCCAATTGCACCTGTTGCAGAGGAATTGGTTGCGAAAATCGTTACTCGATAAGCAAAGTTATTGACAGCTGTGAAGTAAGTTGTAGCACCTTGTGCAGCACTATGCATCGAACCAAATCCGCCACCACCAGGAGCACCGACAATGAGTCTACCTATTTGGCTTGCGTTTGCGTTTGTAGGATGAGCTGATGATCCTATTAATACTGCACCAGCATTAGTGATACGCATACGTTCTGATGGAACACTGTCAGCAGTTGTACTTCTGGTAGAGAAGAAAAGATCTCCATATCCTGCTCCTGTGCCACTTACAACATCGTATCCAATTACTGCAGCACAAGTATTGGCAACACCTCCACCCAAACCAAAACCAATATTTACTTTACGACCAGTAGTGGCACTTGTTGAAAGCATTAACGATGTGTCGGTTAATGATCCAGTTGAAGAATTAGCCCTATAAACTTCAAGTCCAGAAGCTGGGGTAGTGGTTGCAATACCTACATTACCATTAGCCAATATTCTCATCAAACGTGTAGCAGAGCCTGGACGACCTGTCCAAAAGTTAATACCTTCATCACTATCTTGATCATAATTGAATAGATGTAATCCACGAGCAGATCCACCAGAACTAGGTGCAACACCAGTCATACCTTTCCAATAGGCGGTATCTTGACCGCTTACATTATACCGCATTGCAATTTCACCACTATAATTTGTGTGAATACTGCCTTCTACATAAAGTTTTGCAGAAGTATGATTTGTAGTTGCTCCAATAGTAAGCGTGCCACTAGATAGAAGACGCATTTTTTCTGAGTCAGAAGATGATCTAAAGGAAATATATCCTGTGGCACTTGAATTGGTAATGTAAAGAGGATCTACAGTGCCAGAACCCTGCAGGTACAATCCCGCTTGGTTAGCCTGAATACGAATACCAGCATTGCCTGTTGATGTATTATAAGAAGCAATTAAGTTATTGTTGTCTGTTCCCGACACAAACAGTCTAGCTGTGAGAGCATTAGATGTAGTATTGATTGCAATATTACCACTTGCGTCAATACGCATTGTCTCTGCATTGCCATATCTACCAAATGCCATGGCATTACCATAGGCAGCAATATAAGGATCTTGTGTAGTAGTGTTATCTCTTAAACGAACTAAAGCAGGAGAATTGTTTGAGTTTTGAAAAAGTGCAATATTTTCATCAGTACTAGTAACATGCAGTGGTAAAGCAGGACTAGTTTGTTTAATACCAACTCTATTGTTAGTTGAGTCTACATACAGTGTGCCTGCATCAAAGTTAAGATTAGCCGATGCAGCAGCACTGTCCAGGGAGCGAGGGATTACTTTTCTGATTGCCATATGTGTTCTTTACTTTGCTTTGAGTGCAGCGATTTCCACTGCCTGTGCGTCAACAATTGCTTTGAGTTCTTGGATTGATTTCATCAGCGCATACTGCAAATCTGTTTGGTAGATTGACAAGCGCATTTTTGGTTCGTCATTTCTGTTTGCCCAGTTACTTTCCATAACTAACTCAGGTGCTACCGATTGAACATCTTGCGCAACAACACCTAATGTAAGACCATCGTCTTCTTCCATGTTCTGATCAATGTAGTTAAACGTCTGAACAGGGATTGCACAAATTTTATCAAGATAAGAATTCGCAGGAGCAAAGTTTATTTTCTCTCTGCGGTCAGAAAGGTTGACATTGTTTGCTTGGTAATTTACAATTCCACCATTTGCACGAACATTAAATCTAGGGGATGCATCGCCACAGTAAATAAATTCTTCACCTGCACTATTTGCATTTCTAGCGGTATATGCAATTTGAATTCCATAAACAGTGGTTGCATTACTATTAATAAAATACTGAACATTACTGCTTGCTGGTTGAGTAACATTAAGTCTTCCGTTTGTTGTTGTGGTTGTACCAATCCCCACATTACCGCTGGTGTCGATACGCATACGCTCATTACCATTACCAGTCAAAAATGCCATTGCATTTGGTGTGGCATTTGTAGAACCAAAGTAATTAATACCACCAAGGTTAGTAGTTGCTGAGTCAGCAAAGATAATCTGACTAAAGTTAGCAGCTGGACACTTTACTGTGACTACAGCATAGTCACTTGCCTCGACTGCCAGTCTTGTGTAACCATTTATCGCTGTAGAACCACCTGCGCCAGATCCAACATGTAGATTCTGCGCAGCTGGTGAACTATTACCAATACCAACTTTGCCTTCTGAGGTGATACGCATGCGTTCGTTAATATTGTTACCAACAGATGTATAAAACAACATACTGGAAGCAAGTCCCGCTGCATTACCATTCTCAGAAATAGCTGTAATAGCACCTAAGTTTGCCGATGGAAATCCACCACCGCTACCAAAGTTACCGTTCTCTGCGCCAAAGACTAACTCAGATGCTCGACCAGTGAAATTAACTGCACCACCAAAATTGGCAGTTAATCGTAAAGAACTGCCACTCCAAAGAGCGCCAGAGTTAGATATAGCCGAACCACCGCTTGTAATAGAGTTACTTGTTGCATAACCAGAGTTTGTTGTTCCCACAACCTGTAGTTTTGAAATAGGACTTGTAGTACCAATACCAAGATTGCCACTGGAGTCGATACGCATGCGCTCTACGAGAGAGCCACCAGCTGTTCCTCGTGTAAGAAATAAAATATTAGCCCCATATGCTGCAGAATTATCAGCTGTAATTAATGCGGATAATACGCCAGTCGGTTGATTTGTAGATTGCCAGCCAATACCATTGCGATATGGATCGGTTGTATTGTCAGTATTTGAAGTTGCGTTAGTAAATGCAAGATGTCCAGCAGAAGAAATTCTAAAAGTAGTGCTAGTTGTAGTACCTACATTAAGGTTTCCATCAGAAGTAATACGCATACGTTCTGTGTTATTGGTTTCAATAGCAAATGCATGATTGCTTACTGTTCCAACTCCGCCATAGCCATTAGCATCAGCTGCTTTAATTTGTGTCTTTATGGTTCCAGTGCTGAGAAGCGACATGAACATATTTGCGCTACCAGCAAGCGATAATTTTTCGCCTGGAGAAGGGGTACCAATACCAACATCACCAGCAGCAGTAATTACAAAGGGTGTTGAATCGGTACTAGCCGAATCTTCAACTAGCAAAGAATTACCGCTACCAGTATTTGTAATACGTAAGGAGTTACCGCTTGAAGCAGTTGCTATAACAGTTTCGCCAGCACCATTCCATGTTGGATGACCAGCAGCTAACTTAGTAACTGTAATCGAACCATCGGCAACAGTATCAATGGATACCTTTTCCTTGACCAACGTGTATACGTCGATCTCAGCACTAGTATCAGGTGCTGTGCTAAAGGTAATTGTAGATCCCGAAGATACGTAGTTATTACCAGAACCTTCACGCTGTAAGATACCGTCTACGAATACCATAATACCTGCAGGAACTACAGGTGGATCTGTTAAGGTGAAAGTAACTGTGCTACCATCACCTGCGAATGTTTGTTTGGTTGTTTCTTGACCAGCTGCACGTGGAGTGGTTAACTGTTTGCCAAGATAGATAATATAAGTTGTAGTGCCAGTTGCTGGCGCTTCAGAGAACACGATCTGTTGACCACCACCCGACACGCTATAAGCGACTTGTGGCTCCTGTGTTACGCCACCGTAAACTACCAATAATGAATTCGCTGAACCAACTGCAAAAGTTAGCGGGAATGTTGTGGTTGTGCTATCTGGAGTGAGAATTTGCTTCTCAAACATTCCAATTTCTACACCTCTGCCAATATATGCCATTACACTTTTCTCCAACCTTTGTGTTGTTCTGATTTACCACGATTCACCAGTGATAATGCGTCTGGATCTAGACCAAGTTCTCTACATTGGTTAAGTGGAGAGAAAGTAACATTTTCTCCCTGTGGACTGATGAATGTTGCACTCATTTGTTTTCTAAACTTTCTTGCATTCTGTATTGACTGCTTATATTTATCAGCATGTTTTTCATTGCGTTTTACATAAACTTCAGGATCATATGTCTGACCCTTCTTGGCGTGGCTGATTTTTTTCTTAGTCTCGTCGCTGTGAGTCTTACCGTAAAAGTGATTATTTTCACCACTTAGTTTTGCTCTAACTGTTTCAGAGATAATTGTTCCACCCATGCCACCAACTTTTAAATTTAAACATAGTGGATTGTTTTCGATAACATCTTTATCAACTATCATCTCTTCTAACGCATAAATCTCAGCAACAGCACCCAACACATGAATCTTATATACATGGTTTTCTTTTCCATATTTTTTAATGGAACGCTTAATTCTAATACCACTGCCCCAATACCCAGCCTGTTCATGACCCTTGTGAACTCCTGTGTAGAATTCACCAGTAAGGTTATTCGTTATCTGATATAGATGAGCAACAGACATGTTAGCCCTGAAGTTCTTGAAGTTTATTAGTTAGGCTGTCACGAATGTCAGCTGTATCCAGTTTCGCATGTAACCAGCCAACGATGTCCAACTTGGTTAAGTTTCCAAACTCAATAAAGCGATCTGGATCTGGTGCTTCCAATGTTAACTCACCGACTTCATGAGTCACATGTACGCCATCGGTTGCTTCAGCATACCAATGCACTGTGTCAATGACATCGTCCATGCCAGCTACGGTGACTTTGTCAACCTTGTTAATTTCCCATGAGTATGTAATCATAATGTTATTTATTACGCATTTGCCAAGTCAATTCTACTTTGTCTAGTAGCTAAACTTTCTACCCAGCCCTGTTCAAACGCTAATTCTACCATGGCATCTTTGCTGCCAGGAACTTGTGTATTTGTTTCTAAACATTTCTGAACAGTTAACGCAACGATTTCGTCTATGGCCACACGGCAGCGTTCATGGATTGAATTTTGAATCCAATCATCTTGAGAAGTTGCAGCAAAACTAAGTGCTTTGTCTTCTGCTGATGAAAGTGTGATTGTATAAGTTGTCATTTTTTTCCTTTAACCTAATAAGTAAATTGTCATTCCCGAGTACTGGTAACCCGAGCCACCTTCCATTGGATATGAGCCTTCGACCTTGGCGTCAATATAGTCGTTAGCTACACAGTAAACTACCTCAGAACTTGAAGCAGAAGATCCATTTGCATACACTCGACAATTAACAACAGTACCGCCATTTTTATAAATTGCTACCTCAACACCTGTACTAGTGGCTATTGCCCGAATGGTACAAAAATAATATCCTGTAACTGGTGCAGTAAATCTATATGTAGAAGCATTCCAGTGATTACCAATATTGGTAACAACCTGATTGTAAGGAATTGGATACGTTTGCTGGTTTACGTTTCCTGCGCTTCTGCCCACAGAAAGCAGTGGTTGATTTTGCTTTGTCACTCGACCGCTGGTGTCGATACGCATGCGCTCTGTGCCAAACGCAGTCATAGTGGTAGCACCAGTTCTGAACACCATATCATTCTGTTGGTTGTTTACAGATATTGCTTCAATGGATACGTTTCCTGTATTTCCATTCACATTACGAGCAGCCATCATCAAAGCAGCCCTGTTTCCTTGTGCCAAGGTAGTTGCATTGATAAGCGAAATCGGATCGGTTCCAAAAGCAATCTCAAGCATACCTTGGGGATCAGTAGTACTAATACCTACACGACCATTTGGAAATACTACACGATTATTTGAACCACCTGCGCCAGCATAAACTCCAAAGTATTCAGCAGTACTGCCGTTATTCTTTACATTAATTTGAAATGGATGTTCAGAATTATAATTTGCCATGATATCAGCAGTATAACCTGTATCAGCAGAATTGGGAGTAAGTCTTAAAACGCCATTAACATCTAGTTTTGTTTGTGGACTACTAAGACCTATTCCTACGTTACCACCAGAGGTAATGCGCATACGTTCGGAACTACCCGCAGTAAACCTTAGGCTGTCACTAGTTGCTACAAAGTCGTATTGACCTGCACCATTTGCACAAGTAAACGTAGCGGAACTACCAGCTCCTGAACACTGGCTAGCGGTTATTGACATACCATTAACACCTAGTACATCGCCTCCAGGATTGTATGTAAGACCAGAACCTCCTTCTATCGTTCCAGTACTTGTTTGAAATAATACAGGAAGTGCAGCATTAGTATTAGTTCCAGCAACAGCACTCATGCGTATATTACCGCTTACATGCAATTTTTCTCCTGGGCTTGCTGTACCAACCCCCATATTACCAGAAGTATCGATAGCAATTCTGTTTGCGCCATTAGTACTATCACGAATAATAAATGTACCAACTGGACCTAATCCAGCGACAGAACCAATCGTTCCTATATTCCATGAATATCCACCAGCACTAGTGTTTTCAATGTTTACAAGTGTTTGTCCAGTAGAACTACTTGCGACATGCAAGTTCTGACCAGGACTAGTAGTACCAACACCAACTCTGTTATTGGCAGCATCCAAGAACAGTGTATTAGCATCAATGTTTAAGTTGGTGCTTGCAGCATCTGCTGTGATCGAACTGGTTTTAATCTTGGAAATTGGCATCTTCTAATCTCTTATTATTTACTGTGCGTTTGCAACTAACTGTGCTTGATATGCAGCAACGACTTCTGTGGTCCATGCTGCTGCAGCGATTGCTTGTACATTTGCTGGTTGATCAGTAACGTCTTGACCAGGAGTTAAACTCCAACGATGATAAGACGAGGACAATTGTTGTCCGTCTTCCATAATGCGTGTAACCTGACGAACCTGAATGATTCCGTTTTCCACGACTTCGATTTTGTCGATAACGACTTCTTTACTTAGTGACATATTTTTCCTTAGTGTCCGACTAACAAATCCATGTTAGTTAATTAGGTTGTGTAATAATGACCCATCATTTTGATGTTTGTGGTGTTTGCAAATTGTGCATCTGTGAGAGCAACAGAACCAGTACCAGAAATTTGTGAGTAGATACTAATTGTTGCTGCATTCAAATCAACCTGTCCACCCACACTAGTTGTGTATGTAAGGCTGTCAACATAAAAACAAACTGCTGGAATTCCAGGATTTGATCCTGCACTTGTGAAAGGCAATCCAGTAATGACTGCTGTTCCTGTAGAAGAACCCTTTGCAGTTAAACGCATTTGTGCTGTAAAAAATACTCTGTTACCAATTTTTGTATATGTGCCACCCTGATAACCTGCATAAGTTTGACCAACACTACCACCACCAAAAGTAACTCCTGGTGTCCATGTACCTTCTTCATAATCATCCAGCGTATTGGCATCTGAGGATGCGTTCTGAGTAGCTGGGAATTTGATCTGTCCGTATGGTAAGGTGAGTAAACCATTAGCATCGATACGCATTTTTTCAACAAGTGTTCCACCGCTGGCAGTTTGGAAAGTAATATGGCCAGTTCTGGCAGTAGTATCAGTGGCAACAAAACCAATATAGTTATAATCACTTTCAGCGCCAGCAGCAGTTACACCACGATGAGTAATCCAAACTCCAGAACCATTCGCTGTACCTGCATTTCTTAATCCGAATGGTGCAGTCATAGCACCTGAAGAAGT